AAGTTGATTTGTGTTGAACAACTCCATCAAAGGTTACAAATGTTTGATTCTCTGATGATGGCGTTGTGCTTAGTGCTAATGTTGTATCTGAACCATCACCAGTCATTGTGTCAATAGAAGGTGCAGTACCTACAATACCGCCCTCTAATTGAAAGACTTCTATGACTCTACCGTTGACAGGTGCAGTTGCAAAAGTAAGGGTAGTTCCTGAAACTGTATAAACATTATCTGCCTGATAAACCCCGTCTATAAATACAATAAGACCATCTTCGTTAGTCATGCTTGTAGATAGCGTGAAGGCTGTGGTTGAACCATCGCCTGCAAAAGTATTCTTAGCAAACGTAGAAGAACTGCCACCAGAACCAGATGCACTAGAAGCTATGGTTATTGAGTCACTACTAGCATCTGTAGTTAGAGTGATATTGCTACCAGCAACCAAAGTAAGTGTATCTGTGGTTGCATCTGCAACTACGTCAGATTGACCTGATACTGAGATTGTTGAGAATAAATTTTGTGAGCCACCACCACCAGAACTAGCAAATGTTATTTCGTCACCACTAGCATTAGTAGTAATCGTCATGTTTGAGCCAGCTACTAAAGTAAGTGTGTCTGCTGCTGCATCTGCGACTACATCGCTTTGACCAGATACAGATATTGTTTTAAATGCTTCACTTACTGAGCCACCGCCTGTAACGCTAAAGTCTAATGTACCGTCAGAATCCTCGTAGGTAACAGTTATGTTGCTTTCTGTGTTGCCAGAAACCATAGCACCTACGGTATCTTGTATAACCTCTGTTAAGTCTATGTTTGCAGTACCATCAAAAGATACGCCATGAATAGTTCTTGCAGTTGCTAACGCTGTAGCTGTGGCCGCATTTCCTGTAATGTCTGATGATGTTAAAGCAAGCGTTCCTGTTGTGGCTGGTAACGTAACTGTTACATTGCCTGAATATGCTGAGTGTGCTGCTGCTTGTAATCTGCTGTAATGTGCATTTGACGATTCACAATAAAAGTCTACATAAGATTGAGTACCACCATTTTTAATTGCTATAGCACCCTGGCTTATTTGTACGCCGTTTGTAGATCCACCGCCAACACCTAAAGAAGTTGTAATCTCTGTGGCTGCTGGTAAGCCAATAGTTATTGTTCCTGAACTTTCTGCTACTTCTACTTCGTTAGAAGTGCCTGAGAATGTAATAGTTCCGCCAAGTGCTGTTGCCGTTGTATTGCTTCCATCACTAACTGTAATTGATGAGTTAGCTAATTTAGAGTTTGCAATAGAGCCAGCTAACATAGCATTTGTTACACCTGATGCTTTGACGTTTAAGGTATTGTTAAGGGAATTAATTTCTATAGAACTATCGTCTACTAATACAGATAAATCTATTGTGCCATCGCTGTCTTCGTAGCCGACTGAAATAGCGTTTTCAGTATTAGATGAAAACATAGGTCCTACTATGTCTTGTACGCTTTCAGCAACTAAACTAGCTGACAAAGTACCACTAGCTAAATTAGTAAGTGTGACATTACCTGTAAGATCGCCGCCTAATGTGATGACAGGCGATTTATTTATAGTTACAGCAGATGCAATATCCCCACCGTCAATATTAAGTGATACGGCTGTACCTGTACCGCTAAAGATTGCATCAATAGCATCTAAGTTAGCATTTAACTTTTGTCCCCAGTTAGTAGAAACATCTAGCTCTGGTTTAGTTAACGATAAATTTGTTGTTGTAGTATCTGCCATTACGCTGAAGCCTGCCTATCTAATTCTGTCCATGTTCCTGCTGAAACCGTTTGTTCTGTCCAAGTTGGAGTAGCAACTGTTTGTTCTGTGTAAGTTGCAGCAGCAACATCTTCTGGCTCCCATTTTAAACCACCAAGAGAAACAAAACTACTTGTTCCTGATACATCTGCTGTTGATGTTCTTAATACTGAACTAGCAGACACTAGAGCAGATACACCTTCTACATCGGAAGCACCTAAGAAAACTATTCTTGGTGTAGCTGCTAGGCTAGAAACTGCCGATATAGTAGAAGCACCTAAATCTATTTGTATACCAACAGCGACAATACTTGTCGTGCTTATAGTAGCTGCATCGCTGTTAAGTATTTTTAAACCGTCAGCAGATACGCTAGAAGCAAGACTAACAGCACTAGCACCTAGATTAATTTTACGACCATCAGCAGTAAAAGCTGATACACCTGTAACAGCTACCGCACCAAAATCGTATTGAAGATTATTCCAATTAGACTTGTTGTAACGTCCAAAATTATAGGTTTGTTCGGACATTACTCTACGTCAGGGTTATATCTACGTCACCTGCGTTAAATCTAAATACATCTCCTGAAGAGACAGTTTTTGAAGTTGTTAAATTTGCGTATGCTAATAAATTACCGCTTGTGCTAGCATCAAATATACCTACAGCAACAACAGTTCCATAGTTTGCCGTTGCAGTTGGATATTCTACAGAAGCAGAATTAGTTGCTAATGTGCTTGTTCCTGATACAGAAAATGCCATAGATTGTCTAGCATAAGCACCACCAGAAACTTCAGTCCCACCACCAGTATCAGATGGAGCTACAGTAAATAAAGCAGCATACACGGTTGTTGGTGAAGTGTACGCTGTGTTTGTAAAAACGTGCTTTAATAAAGCATCTTCTAAATAATCAGTAAATCCAGACATTTTTTCCTCTAATTAACTCATAAAGTATACATTTTTTTTAGCCTTACCATAAGTTCTTCTTCTTGGTAATAGTGAGCCTTTACTAAATTCTTTATTCTCTTCTTGAAGTCTTATTTCTTCTAATGCTTTTTCAAACAAAGCGCTAAATCTAGCAGCTCTGTCATCTTCCATAAGAAACAATGATGCGTGTTTTAAAGCGCCATATAAATAAACGTCAGGATGATTATTAGATACAAAGTTACTTGTATTGGAATCACTAAGCGCTGCAATTTTTTCATAGTAAGTAAGTTGTAAAGTGTATGCTTTATCTGGTTTTGGAGAGAACTCCATTGTGTTATCCACTATTGCATAAAAAATTGGTTGGCCTGTTATGTTGTCGTTTGCTGCCCTATGTACGTCTAAAGACTCAATAGATTGTTGTAATACAGGCTTAAAATCATTTGAAGTAATTTCTACGTTTATAACTTCTAACCAATCTGTGGGTAAAGATAAATATTGTAGTTCTGCCGTAGCTGTTGCTCTTTTAACCATGTCGGCAGCTCTTAATCTTCTATTCAACTCCGCTTCTGTTTGGTCAATAAAACCATCTAACTCAGAAGTTAAATCACTTCTGTTTAAATAACTAGCAATCCTTGTTTTTAATTCTGAATACGTCATATTTTGCCTTTCCAAACTCTAAACATTTTATTGTCTGGATCGTTTAACCATTTTTTAAGATGCTTTTTATCTTTAGTAGATCCTTCTCGTAACATCTGTTGATATATTACCATAGGTATCTCGGCTACATGCCTAAATTCTTTGCCAGGTTGCAATTCACTATAGTTTTTAACTGCGTCTAAAACAGGTTTAACGTCTTGTGTGGTGTGGTATATGTGTTTGTTGTCCTCAGTAACAAATTCGTTTTTGAGGCCTGTGGTGTGATCTATGATTGTGCGTATTGCCATGTAAAAAAAGGGAGGGTTATCCCCTCCCTTTTTTAGTTATTAACCAGCGTCAGTAGATGATACTTTGACATCTGCCACGATACCGTGTGCAGCTTCATTTTTCATTTCTAAGCCGTACTCACACAAAATCATTTTTGTGTCGGCGTCGCCCACCGTTGCAATATCAACAGTTTCAAAATCTCTAAGATATGCTACAGCAGCGTATTCTGGGTCTAACAAGTGAACAGCTTGTTCTCTACTTCTGTTTGAAGGAACTACTTGTAGTTCACCAAAATCTCCAGAGTAGATAGAGACAGAAGCCTCGATAGTGTTAGCGTCGACAAATTGTCTAGCTTGAGACCTACCTGTAAAACCAGATATAACTGATTTATTGTAAGGTCCAACCATCAATAAAGAAGGCTCTGCACCACTAGCGAAACATTGTTGTTGAACATCTTTAACCATAGCTTCGGTTAAATCTCTTCTAGTTCCGTTAGTTCTAGCTGCTGAGTCAGATCCGTTTGCGCCATCACTAGCTTTGTTTACGTTGGTAGCGTACCAAGTTTCCAAAGATCTAGTTTGTCTCGCAGTAGAGACATTACCAGCATTTTTGGCAATGTTCTGAGTAAGCGCTTCTTCCATGTCTCTTTTCAGAGCTTTAGCCATAATAGCTAGTTGGTGCGCCATCTCAGAGTTTTTACCAGCCGTGTCAGTAGCCTCTTGAGATCCTGTTACTGTAGCGTCTCTACTTGAGATCATCGCTACGTTGGTTGCCCTAGTTGTATTAGTAGACGTAGATTTACTTAACTCGAATCCTTCAAGTTGACCTGTTGAAGATGGAGTTGGTAAAACTTCTGTCTGCCAATCAAATTGGACGTTTGAAATATTTCTTTTTCCGATAGCTGAAAGGAAAGGTGTTTGAGTAGGAGAAATATTATAAATAATATCTGCTAAATCTTCTCTGTTACCAATCGCTTCATATGAATCGAAAGCATTTGTAACTTGTGCCATTTTTTACCTCTTATTTATTAAGCATTTGTTCAAAAACTTTAGCCGCATCTGTTGTTTTTCCAGATTTGGCCAACCTTTGACGTAATTTTTTCTCTGGTGCTACCGTTACTTTTCTAGTTGATGCGCCTGGTTTACCTGCTCTAACTGAGGCTTTTTGTGTAGGCTTTTTCTTAGCTGCGGTTGCAGTTTGGCTTTGTAGCCAAGCATTTCGCAAACCAAGTAAAGCTCTATAGTCATAGACTTGATCCATTTCTTGAGGACTAAATCCTAAAGTTTCTATCGCGTAATTCCTAATTTCAGATTTCTCTTTGTTAGCAATCTTTTCGTCAGACCACTCAGGTACAATTTCTAAAAGTTTTTGCTGCCCAAATTCAACCATTTGTTGAACTTGTTCTTGCTGTTTAACTGCGGCTTCTTGTTGAAGCCTTTGTTGTTCAGCTTGAACTGCTTGGAGCTTTTCCTTTTTCTGATCCCATACCTGCTTTTCTCTAACGTAAGCGATTGGATCTTCTTCGCTCAGTTTCGCCCAATCAGGCTCATTCTCTATATCGCCCATAATCTGGGCTTCCATTTTTGGTAGCAGTTGAGAATAAACTGCATCTCTTTGAGCTAACTCTGCTTGCTGTTGTTCAAGAGTTTTTCTCTCGTGTGACAGTTCTTGAGTTTTTCTCGTATAGTCTTGTTGTCTCGAATAGCCGCGTTGCAGTTCTTCAAGCGTTACCTCTTGTTCTACACCATCTACTTTGACCGTGTAAACTTGAGGTTGCTCTACCTCTTCAACTTCGCTTTGTTCTTCAAACTCTTCTTCTGGTAAATCTTCTTGATCTACCTCCTCCAATTCATCAATCTCTACAGCTTCATCAGCTTCTTCAATTAACTCATCTTCTATAATTTCTTCTGTTTGTTCTATTTGCTCTTCTTCTGGAGATAGAAAACTTTCAAAAGATGCAACTGATTTTTGATAATCAGTTTGTAATGCAATCGGTTTTTCCGTTGTTGCCATATAAAACTCCTGTGGTTTTAAGCAATTTTAAACCAAAAAGTGCAAATGTGTAAGTTATTTAAGTTTATTTACTTGATGTTTTGTAATCTTGCCTTTTTCAGCAATGATGCGTAGATGCCTTTCTATCTCTGGTAGTAACAATATGGATCTGTGTAAATCTTCTCTCGTTTTAACGTCGTCAATATCTCTATTGCTTAACCAATAAGCAATATATTCTGCTTTAAGAGATTCAAGAGCTTTTTTAAAAACCTCACTCTCTAATATTTTCTCCGCTTCCAATCCGTCTAGGATTGCTCTTTGTTTTTCTGACATAAATTATGCAATTTCCCTAGGACCTAACAACGCTCTAATTCTTTCCATTTCTTCTCTTGATATAGCGCCAGCGCCTACTGGAGCGATTGAAGGTTTTAGGTTAATCTCTGGAGCTGGCCTCATAGGAATCATTGGTTTTGGTGCAGGCATGGGTGCTTGCGGTGTAAGTTGTTGACCCATAGGTTGCGTCGGTGAGAATGACATGCCAGGTTGTACTACTTGGCTAAAAGGCATACCACCTGCAATGCTTCTTGCGTAATCAAAAGCAGAAGTGTCCATTGGGCCGCCTAGTAAACCGCCGCCCATAGAAGGAGCTGGTCCTGACAACATTCCTGCTGGAGCTTTAGGTGCTGCCATAGCTGTTAGCGCTTGTGGAATTGTGTTTGCTAATACTGGTCCAACACCAGGTACAAAAGATAAACCAATAGAAGCTAACGCTCCTAACTCTGGGTTGTCTCTAAAGCTACCAAATATGCCTTCTCCGCTAGGGTCTATACCTAATATGTCGTCTGCTATTTGTCCTAAACTCATGCTTGTAATATTTTATCTAATTTTTCTTCTAAGCGGTCAAAACGGTCCAACAGTCTTTCAAAATCTTCTTTCATTTCATCTTTTGTGACGTATTTCGTCGGTATCTCTTCTCTAGTTTTGTTTAAAAGAATATCTATCCTTTTAATTTCACCTGTATTAGCTCTAATATTATATAGAAGTGGCGCAAAAATCAAAGTAATCAAGACGTTCCAGAAAAACATAGGATCAGCTTCCATTAATAACTCCATACAGTTGGTCTTTGTTTACCGTGTGTTTCATCTGCAATATCTAAATGTATAAATCTTCCTTGACCTTTTTGATTTACGCCTATACCTGTAAATCCATGCTTAGGCGCTGTAGCAATAATTTTATACGCTTGTTCTCCGTAAGACAAAATATCTACTGCTAGGCCCATTGCGTGTGTGCCAACTTTACTTTTATTTATTTCGTTTGGATGTTCTGGGCATCTGTAACCAGAAGTTATGACAAATGGAAAAGCTAACTCTGTTCGTAAACTTTGTAATCTATCTACTAAGTTATGACTTATTAAATTTTTACCACAATGTCTGCAAGCAAATTCATCTAAGTGAAAATTTTCCCAAGACATTAGTTTCCCTTTGTTACTTTTTCTTTCTTTTCAAAAGTTCTGAGCCCTGCCATTCCAAGCATAGCCATCAAGATTGTTGATAGTTGACTAAAATCAAATTCAGGCAAAGCAACTTGTATGCCAGCTATGCCAACAGCAAATTGAATCATAGGTGCAAGAATAAAGTGATACATCATAGCTAGACTACATACCCAACCGACACTCGGCCTCCAGCCAGCTACAAACCAATTTTTACTAGCGGCTTCTATTTTATTAACTTCTATTTGCGCAAGGTTGGCGGTTTGTAATTGAGTCTTGAGTTCATGCTCAAGCGTCATTTTTAAGTTTTTGTCTGCGACAAATTTATTTAGTACGCTACCTGCAATACCAACAACTGAATTTGTAATAGGATCTGGCATTAGTCTTTCCTCTTATCTTTTTGATTTGCTTTAGCTATTTTATCTTTTTCTATTAAGTTTGGAACACCTAGAATAGTTTTTAAAAGTATGTCCTGTCTAATAATTTCATTATCAACAGAGCGCACTCTGTCAATCAACTGAATTAGTATTTGTGTTTGGGAATCTAATTTAGAGTCTAATCTTTTCTCTACAGCTTGTAACGACTCATTTATCTTGTCATCAACTACGTCTACTTTTTGCTCCATGCCGTTAACTATTTTATTCAGCAACTTCCATAAGAAAAAACCTAACCCAAGCGTAGCCGCTATAGGAAAGCCTACTTCATTTATTATGGTTACAATTTCATTCATAGCCTTTGACGAAGGCTAAATTATTTATGCTTTTTCTGTACTTCGAACTTAGCTTCTAAAGAAGCTCCTTTGTGCGAAACAAACTTACCTTCGTGTTTCATAAGTTTATAAGTTTTACCGCTTTTCATAAAGTGATAACCTTTGGGAGCTTTAACTTTTTTCACTTTTTCTTTTTCTTAGCTTTTAGTTTTTTAAAGTCGGCGCCAGTTATTTTGTTTCTAGGTTTAGCAACTCTAGCTAACTTCTTTTGCTTAGGTGAGTATTTTTTAAAAGGCATATTATTTTCCGTATTTTTTCATTCCTTTTTTCTTTTTCATGGCTGGTTTTTTAGCTTTAGTTTTTTTCATTCCGTGTTTCATTTTTTACCTCATTTTTATTTTTTTCGTTTTAATAAATCTGCATCGGCTTTTCTAGCGCCACCTTTACCAGTAGCAAAAGATCGAACTCGTCCTGCGGCCCAGGCATGTTGAGAAGTCTTTGGTCTTGAGCCTGACGAAAAATAAGCCGCCGCACCCCTAGAATAAACTTTTCTCAAAACTGATTTAGAAATACCGCTAGACTTATGATATTTGTCTATGACATCTTCTTTTGCGCTCATCCTTTGCTCCTTTGTTTAGATATTTTATTCATCATTGCAGGAGTTAGTTTACCCATCTTGTAGAGTTTCATAGTATTTAATATTTCTCTTTCTCTTTTAGATTTGTTTTTCGCTCCCTTCAAATACTTTTTAGGTACGCCCTTTTTAGTCTTTGCTACTTTCTTAAATTTTCTTACCATTTTACTCTGTTAGCCCAATAAGCAGCAGACATTTTACCTTTAGCTATATTTTTAGCGTGCCTAGCTTTAAATGATTTGGCTCTCTTAGTCATAGTTTTGTCACCTGTCTTGCCTTGTTGACCAAACCTAATCGTTTTTATTTTACTGCCTTCTTTGGCAACCACTACATGCGATTTGGTTGGATGGCTTGGTGTTCGTTTTGGTTTATTATAACCAGAAACGCCAATTCTTTTTAACCTAGGGTCTTTTGCCATTAGTGTATTGTTTGTTCTCTATAATAAATTACTTCGGAATCTTTGGAAATAGTCTCATCGCATAAGACCTGCATAATCTTTAATGCTTGGTCAAATGATTTTGCTTTGAGTTCGTAAGCGCTATAAATAGTATCGCCTGCTAAAACTTCTAAATCGTAATACTTATCTGGTTGGTGGCTCATTGCTAAATAATCCTTGCGCTTGAATTTTGGCCGCTTCTCTAATCATTTCGCGGTCTCTTTCCATAATAGCATTGATTTCAGCAATGTTAACCTGTGTGCCGTACTTACCCTGCAATTCGAGTGCTTTTAGGCGTATTTGTGCTTCTTCTATATCACGTTGCCTATCGTCATCCATGATAATTTTCATCCTGTCAGTCTCTGCGTCGATGACTGCTTTCTGCGCTTGTACTTGTGCTTTCTGAGCTTCAGCTTGCGCGAGCAGTTCAGCAGGATCTGGTTTGGGCGGCGGTGGTTGCATAGGCTGTACTTGCGTATTGATAAAGCTAGTAACATCTTTGAAACCTGCCATTTCGATAAGTTTAGACAGCGTGTTAGCGTATTGTTGCAAACTTACCAAAGGATTGTTTGGTCCTAGTTGTTGCAATATTTGTTCTTGTTTACCAGCAAACGCGGTGAGCGCTGACATCTTTTCATCATCGCTAGTTTTAGATATACCAACGTTAACAACTATATCTTTGTCGCTATCCCAATATCTTGGGTCAACAGGAATAAATTGATTGTTAAGTCTAAACACATCTTGTGCGTCTTGGTGTTTGATAACTAAGTTATTAATTAAACCGTATAAAGTTTTTAGACCGTTCTCAGCAAAATGTCGGCAAATTATTTCAACTCTGCCTTGCGCTCCAGACATGGTAGCGGCAACCGCAGTTTTTGTTGAGCTTTGCAATGCGTCGGCATTTAAACCTGCACTTGCTTTGGAAACGCCTGTTCTGTTTTCTTTAGCTTCGTCTAAGTAACCAAGCACAGGAAAAGCCTCTCTACCAACAAACGGTGTTGTCAGTTGTTGCACCATACCTGGCGCTCTCATTCTAATCGGTTGCCCTATGTCGGTGTTTAACACATCGTCAACGTTGACTTGACCTTCAACAATACCCATTCTTGGAAAGATTGAATGACCAAGAGAATCTAACGTATCTCTAACAATTTGTGATTTAGCTGCTTGGATTGGTTTAACGTAATCCGCAGGACATGAGCCGATTGCTGTGTGTGGTTCGGGGTCAGGACAAAACATAACAATCGGCACTTCGTCGCAAGGCTCTACGTTGATAATGTGGAGAGCGTCGCCTAACGTACATACTCTTAATAATTCGTCGATACCGTCATCGTCCATGTCGTAGTAAATAAAATGCTCTATGTATAAAACATTTTTACTAGCACCTGAATCTGGAAAAACCATATTGTCGTGTGGGT